TATTTCATGCAGTCTTCATGCTTAAGAACAAATACAGACTTTTCTTGATTTTTATCCATTGCTTTCTGCATAACTTGATCTTGAAGAGGACCAGTTACCTTATTGACTTCGTCAAATGGAATATCATAAAACTTTGCAATGTCTTTTACAAGTGATTTAAGCTTAAGCGTGTTGAAGTTTGATACTGGGATAACAGCATCGTCGCCATATAACTCTTTTGCTGCGTTGATCAGCTCATCTCGGTCTCCAGCATCTGTGTCGATATCTGGCCACGAAACTCTGTGTCTACCTAAGAATCTACTCCAAAGCAAGTTATAAGGAATAGGATCAAGTTGTGTAATGCCTAACAAGTAGTTAACTAAACTTCCACCTCCACTTCCTCTCGCCGGACCAAATAGTGTCTTTGTTTCAGCCTTCTTAAAGATCTCATACATTGTAATGAAGTAAGCTTCATGACCAAGATACTTAATGTCAGACAATTCATACTTAGCTCTATCTACATATTCTTTGTTAGTATGCAACCCTTCGCTAATTAAAGCATTTTTAACTAAGTCTGATAGGTGTTTAAAAGGTGTTTTGTTAGGTATTGATATTGTTGGGAGTTTAGCACTTACATCTATCCATGTATCTTCAAAATCATTCCAAACAATATCATGAGTTCTTTCTATTGACTCTTTAACTAACTGTTCATTACCTTTATAGAAGTCATGCTCTTTGTATCCTTCAAGGAACTCGTCCCACATTTGTTGTGCATTTTTTGGATACAACTCACATTTAAGATCTTCAAATGCTGGTAGTGTTAGGTTGTCTTTCTTACCGAGCCAGCCAAGTTTCTTGTATAGCTCTCTTGCTTGCCATTTATCGTTGCTCGGGTAATGAGAATCTGCCGTTGAGATCAACGGAATACCAGTTAGTTTATGATGTTCTATGAGATAGTCATTAACAACGTGCTGCTTGTTTAGCTTGTTAAACTGCAGTTCTAATTTGAAGTTTTCAATACCTACTGCGTCTGTAAATCTGTCTGTAAGGTTTAAAAGATCTTTTTGGATTTCATCACGTGACTTATCATGTGCAACGCCGCGGAGTATTCTATTGCTAAAAATCCCGCCTAAACATGCAGTATTTACGTGTAAGCCTTCGCCATGTTCTTTAAGCATTTTAAAGTCAATGCGAGGGTATCTATAGAAGCCGTCTTTGTATGACTTCTTTACAAGAGTGAATAGGTTATTAAGGCCTTTTCTATTTCTTGCTGTGACGACTAAGTGATAGCGACGTTTCCATTCGTCTTTAAGGATATCAATCTTTTTGGATTCATCTTCGTCCTCTATGACAAGACCACCGCTTTCATCATCAGCATCAATGATGATTTTTTCTTTACTTTTCCTTTCAGCAGCAGCAGCAGTTTTTGCATCTTTAATTGCTTGCTTATGAGCTGCGTAGTCATTAGTCCATTGATCTAGTGAGGGAACAAAATAGAATTCGACCCCGTAGATTTGTCTAAACTTTTTCCCAGCCTTTTGCATTTTGACAGCGTGCGAGCGTGCATGAGCGAGGCCGTTACCATTGCCGTGGTCTGTTAGTGCCCAAGCATCCATGCCTTGTGATTCAGAAAGCACAAAGTCTATATGATCTGATGGGTAACCTAATCCATCAAAAGTGCTAAAAGTTGAGTGAGAATGAAGAGAAACAAACCTGTCTGGTGGAGTTATTAAATCAATAGACAAATTTTATACCTTTCTTGTTTTTATTTATTATAACAACATTATATTTATATTTACACGCAAAAGATATAATAAGGTTTAATTAATGAGTAAGATGAATAGAAAAGAATTTAACGAGTTGTTAACTGAATGGAAACAAAACTTTGTTAATGAAGCTAATAGAGTTATCATGTCAGAACCTGAAGATTTTATAGGAATAGATGGCGAAAAAGGATCACAAGCTTCGCGTGTTCAAAGTAGTCTTATGACTAAAGAAATAGAAGATATGACACATTTAAGTGTAGAAGATACATTAAAAAAACTAATAAATATTGCAGATGAAAATGTATTTATTCATTTTTTAACTAAATCAGATAAGCTAGATAGAAGCAAAGTTTCTAGTAATGAAATAAAAACACTTTCAGTAAACCCTAAAGTTAATTGGGGTGATCAGCAAGGAATATTTAGTTACAAGCTTAACAAACAAGGATTGGTTAATTTAATACAAAGAGGAAAACCTGCAAGTGGAGATTATGGAGTTGCAGCTGATTATTTTCAAGTATTTAAAATTGATGATGCAAGAACTATAAAAATATTTGAAATAGATGATCATGTAAATGTCACATTGCCAATTTCTCTTTATCCGATTACAACTAGAAGTTTGCAAAATAAATTAAAACATATAATAAAAGAATCTTTTTACTTGATATCAAAAAATAAAATAGAAAATGAGAATGAGTTTATTTTAAAATATTCAACATTAAAAAGTAAAATAATAAAACTATATTTACAAGCGATAGAGTCTAAAGATTTTAATAGCTTTATTCCAACAATAGCAAAACATATAGAATTAGGTGTAAAAAAAGAAGTATTTGATCATGAAAAGAAAAAGAAATATAATTATTACTTAAAAAATAATGAAGCTAAATTTCTTTTTATTATTAACTATTATGTAGGCTTGATTTCTTATGTTGTAGGTTATATAAACAACACGACATCAGCTCAATATGGCAGTTTACTTTGGCATATGTTAGGTGTAGAAAACATAGATGATCAAGGAACTGGTTTTATTCATGGAAATGAATTGTCGCAAGCTGTATCTTTTGATTTTTCAGGTGACTCATTAGAGTCAATTGGAACATTTAAAAATTATTTCAAATACCCACCTATAGGTCAATACTATAACATGTTTGTTGATATTATTAATCATGAAAATGTAAATTGGGATTTTAACATAGTTACTAAAAAGTTTGATGAAATATCTGATCCTAGAGATTGGGATTTAAAACATTTAAAAAAAGCTTTAAAATTAAATAAACCGGTTAGACCTACTAACTGGGATAAAGATAACGGTAGCTGGTATTTCTGGACTGATTCTATGGAAGGCGCATTATGGGCTTTTTCTGAGCACGAAGATAAAGATACTGGTCTTTTATTATTAAAATATGTAATAGATAATTGTCCAGTTCTTAAAGATACTGCAACTCATTACTATAACGAACTTAAAAAAGATGATAGAGAATCTGGTTATTGGAAAGATAAAGAAGACTTATATTATAAGGGTTAAAAAGATTACATAATATAGTTAATATTTAATTTACGCGAAAAAAATAAAAGGATTATAAATGAGTAAACTAAATAGAAAAGAATTTAAAGAGTTATTAAATGAATGGCATCAAAATTTTTTAAATGAAAAAGGTGAGTATTTAAAATATAACAAAGATAAAGTAAATCAAACTGGGTATTTAGCTACTTTTCCTCATTCTCAATTAGGAAAAATTGAAAAATATGTTATAAGTTATATTAAAAATAATAATATAACAGAGCTCATGGATGTTACAAATCAAGATTACATTGAAGGAGGAATTGTTTTTCCTAAGACAAGTAAAGTTTTAAACATGTTTAAAAACTACTTTGTTGAGTCTGGTGATGTAAATAAAGCAAAAGTAATGGAAAATATTTTAAAAAGCAATGATGACGAATGTGTTATTATACATTCAGGTAGTGGAGACTTTACTAAAGATTTTAAGTCTCAGTCAGAAGCTGAAATCTATCATTGGACATTGCACGATATGGAACATAATTTACTATCAGGCATATCAGTACAGCCATTTTATTTTTGTAATAGCGTTTTAAAAAGACCTAGCTTTAAAAATGCAGTTAAAGAAAAAAATATAAGAAGTAATAATATTACAACAACTACATTTTTAAATTCAGGAACAATGAGTAATAGCTTTTTAAGAGGAAATGAAGCTTATTTGGTTGAAAAATTTTTTAAAGCTATTAATTTTACTGAGACTGCTGAATTTGGTGATCAACATGCATCAGTTATGGCTTTTTGTTATAGTAAAATGTCTGAACTTGATAAAGATAAGTTGAAAAATATAAAAATTGATGAAATAGAAAATTTAGATTCAAGTTTTACTAACGAAGAAAAAACATGGCTTTTAAACTTTTTTAGAAGTGAAGTATATAATATAACTCAAAATGCATTTAATGAATTAAAAAATGTTTTTAAAGATTGCGTTATATTATCATATTAAATTAAGCTTTTTCTACCCAAAGGCCTTCTTGATTTTCAAGATCCATTGTCTCGCGAGAAGTACCGTTTAAATAAATTATTAAACCTTTTGTAAAGTAGTGATCTTGTATAATTTCTACAACTAAACAATTGTTTTTTATTTTTTTTCCGTAATAAAAAATATCAATCATGTCACCTTTGTTTAGTTGAGAAACAAATCTTATTTCTTCTTTATTATTGTCCGACATTTAATTTAGGCTTTCCCCATCTTAAAGTAATTTGTGCATTGTTGTTTAACATGTTTGTACATATATTAAAGGGTTCTGTATCATAAAACTTTAAAATCTTATATAAATTATCATGTAAATAATCAATACCTTCTTCTAAGACTTGCGTATTGTTAAAAACATTTAGATTACCTTCAGCAATGACTGGACCAATTCTACACATAATTTCTGCAATAATAGCATTAAAAGCCGCAGAAACTTGGTTTGCATTGACAGTAAATGAAAACTCGTTAGGTGACGTATTTAAAGTATTACCACTTATTGAAGTTAAAGCATTTACATCTGCATTGTCTACACCTAATGTATATACTGTAATACACGGACTTGTATTAGTAGAAAAAATACAACTGTTGTCGTTAATATTCATGACATTGCTTTGCACAAAATTTTGTGAGGCGCTAATGCCTTCATTAGGCGATCCATCTGATATTAGTAGCACGTAGTAAGCTTCGTAGTCTGTTTGTGCTATTTGTTGTATTGCCTTGTCAAGTGGTTTAATAAAACTTGTCCCGCCTGAAGGGTTATTGTTTGTAACCATTGAGTTTACAGATTGTTTGTGTTGCTGACCTTTCCCAATATCTGAGTAAACTATTACGTCACTATTATACAAGATAACAGAGTAACTTAGATTAAAGTCAGAGTTAATAAATTGCCTGACTGAGTCTTTTAACTGGACAATTCTATTGCCACTCATAGAGCCGCTGTAATCAAGCAACATTATTACTGCTGCATCTATTAAGTTAACGTCATGAACCTCTTCGGGAACAGTTATAGTTACAAACTTAGACGTGTTTCCTCTTCCCGGATTATAACTCGAAGTAATGCCAAAATTTCTTTCACAAACATTATTTAAGTCACATTCTAAACCTAAATCAACACATTGAAAGTTTGGATTTACGTTTTCTGAAAGTGTGGTTGCACATTCGTTAAGAAATCTTACGTCACATATTTCATCTACTTTGTTTGTTTTTATTATAGAAGTCCCTAAGTCAATGCTGCACGAATCAAGTATTTGTTTTTCTTCCATTACGTTTAAGGATATACGCCCGTATTGAATTACAATAAATGATATTAATGACATCACAGCTGCGAGCGATATTATTGTTAAAGCTGCAAACCCTTTATTTTTTTGAGCTAGCTTTGAGATATATAAGGTGTCTTGTTCCATGATAATTTTTATTTTCTATATTGTCTACTAACCAATAATGTCCGCTTTGTTTAATTTGAGTATAGAATTCATGCATAAGCAAAACATCTATGTCTAAACCTTGCTGTTTTAAAATGTCAGCAGCTAGTAAATTTGAATTAAACTTTCTATCTCTACGAATAGCTTTGAGTTCAACATACTTATCGTTATCCGGATGATAAAAGTCAGGTGTATATTGTTTGTCTCTTCCGTCGTACTGAACTGTAAATGTTTTATGCTCATATATGTAAGGTTTATTAGTTGCCTCACACCATCTTGCGTAATCAGCTTCTAAAGATGACTTAAAAAAATATTTTGGAGGTAAGTCTTTTCTAAAACCCATTCTTCCATTAGAAGGTATCTCATGCAGACCGCTACTTTGTGCTGTATGCTGGCATGTTTTACTACAATATTTAGTTACTTCATCAAAAGGCTTTTCATATTTTATGCCACAATTGTCGCATATAAGACTTACTCTTTTTTTCTTGTTGTCGTCCATGTAACATTTTCTTGAACAATATTTTTTTCCTCTTGTTGATTTAAACTCTTTTTTACAACTCAAACACTTTGCTGTTTTATGTTTTGAGGTTGATTTATCTTTGCAAGGTTTTGAACAAAATTTAGAATTTTTTGCTTTTGAAGGTGCCTTTTGATACGTTACACCACACTCTTGACAAACTAAGTCAATTTTTTTTGATTCTCTTGGCATGATATTTACTCCTGTATACAACAGATAAATATCTTACAATACAGAATCTAAACAAGGCAAGTCATTTTGGAAAGAATTTTTTAAGATCAACTTTGTTTTCTTTTGCTTGATCTAAATATTTTAAAGGATTGTAATTGCTTTTATCATTTTTAATAGTATTCCAAGATTCTTTAATACCTTCTTTTAAAGTTTTTGTAGCTGAAGTCTTCATAAAGTCTAAAAACTTTTGGTTAGAAAGTCTATGATTTCCAAGATAGTCAGTTTCTGGGTGCCACTTTATTATTCCTTCTAAAGAGCTTTCAGAAACTTCTTCAATTAAACTAATAATTTCCAAAGTTGTATGAGGATTTTCTGCTGTAATATTAAAATCCTCGTTTCTAACTCCATCATCTACAAGTCTCATGACGTTTTCACAAAAGTCTTCAACATGCATGTAGTCTTTAATTTTTTCTGGATTTAAAAACATATCAATACTTTCTATGCTGTTTTTAACTCCAAACAAAGACTTAGCAATTAAAGAATTCATATCACCTACACCACCGTAGGCAAATAGTGGTCTTGTAACAAGCCATTCTTTTGCATTATTTCTTACAATCATTTCACCAGCGTACTTTTGCACTGCATAGTTTGTTCTTGGAAATATTTCGCTGTTTTCTAAAATGTCAGTTTCTTGATATTTGTATGTATCATAAATTACTGTTGTACCAGTATATACAATTAACATTTTACAATTATTTGCTGCCTCAACGATTGTCTGTGTGCCTAACACGTTTGTATTAATAGCATGCCTTGGGTTTAAAGCAACAACATCAGTCCCAACAACTGCTGCATTATGAACAATACAGTCTAAGCCTAACAACTCAAATAAGCTGGTCCATCTTTTGACACTATTTTTATATACACAAACTTCACCTGATAGTGTGTAATCCATAACTCTTTTTGCAAAGTCAGCATTGTCAAGTGATACAAATTCATGTCCTTGTTTAATAATTTTTTGTGCTAAGTTGGTTGCAATAAAGCCTTTTTCTCCAGTAATTCCTATTCTCATTTATTTTTCTTCTTTCATTGATTTAAAAACTTTAACTACTTTTATGTCACGAGTTTTTATGACATATATTTTATTGCTATTTAAGTCAAGCATTTTATAACTAAAAAATTTTTTAATTCCATACTTTGTTTTATTGTCAAACAAGAAACTTCTATCTATAACCAAAGCTGTTCTTGGCCCTGAAAATTGGTTTTTAAATACATTGTGCATAAAAGTTACTAAGTCAGAAACTTGTAAGCCATTTTTATATGAATTGTATGTTTTTTGCATAGATCATCCTTAATATGAGATTATAAATTATAATATATTTTTTAAATGTAATTTACATGCACTTTAAAACCATTTAAGCTTTTTTGAATACTTGCATTTTACAAATCTTACTCTTTTAAAGTATTTGAGCGTTTTGTTTTTGTTCCAAAGTAAATGTAGCTGTGTATTTTATTTAGTCAGATTTTAACATCATTTTCACTACGTGATTGTCACAGTGATACGCCGTGGCTTTTTTAGAAAATTTATCGAGAATGAAAATATTCATAATATATTGTATTCCATGACATTATAAGGAATAATTTCTATTTTAGAGAGTTCTGTTAAAATCGTAACCATGCAAGTAAAGTTTGCATCTTCTTTTATTTTAAGAATTACACCTATACTATCTGTATCGTTTAAATACAAGTAGCTGTATTTTATACAACTCCCAATCCTAAAAGATTCAGGTATTTTATTAATCATTTTAATCTTTTAAGATTGTTCTGTTTGCTTCAGGCACATCATTTCCTGTGTTTGCTGTTTCTTTTTCATGAACACCTTTTTTAGGTAATGTTTTATCATGAACTTCATTAGCCCACTTTTCTTTGCCTACCCAATTTAAAACTTGCATTAGAGGATGAGCAACTATATTATGGAAAGCATATGTTTTAAAAATTTTTTTGTATTTAAAATTCATCTGTATACCTCATTAATTTGTTCTTCGTTAAAAAATATTTTCTGGCCGCTATCATCAATTCCTTCGTAGTTACCGTCAGGAAAAGACCCGTAAGACATAAAGCATAAAGGTGTTACGTAAGAAAACTTATTGTTTGTCAACTCTACTTTTAACAAAAAAGACTTAACAAACGTAAATCTTCGATATACGTTTGAATTACATATATGTTTATACTTTGCGCTCTTATAGTCTTTAGTATCTTTAAAAGACCAAAACTTTAAAGTATCTTTATTCAATTGCATCTGCGTAAGGCTCGTTTGGAAGTTCACCAGACTTAATTGCTCTGTCCAGATAATCTTCTAACTGTTTAAAAGACGTACAAACTTTAATACCACTTCTTGCTAACATAAGATTAAACTTAGCTCCTTTAGGCAAGCCTGCGCAAAAATAAATAATAGGCTTATCAAATGCATATGCGTAACCAGTTTCCCAAATAGTCCCGATATCCTTGTCACGTGTATTAACAAGTAAAAAATCTGCTGTTTGAATATGATGTAAATTTCCTGTAAATGTTTCATCTTGCACACTTTTTGGTGCATTAGGAGGACAAACAAAGATACGACGAGGTGAAGCTAGTTCAAAAGAGTCAGCGCGCTCGTCAAAAATCTTTTCAAGTTGTGTAAGTTCTG